AATAACGCTGCAGAAATACACACGATCACCCAGAGAAGTGCGACGGTGTCCATATTATTTCTTACTACGATGTTGTTTATATCTGAAAAAGAGCGGACGCATCATCATCACCACATCGTCGGGCACCTGCTCGTCCATGGGGACTTCAAAGAGGCAACAATGGAGGAAGTAGATGCAGTACATCCCGCACTGGGCGTCCTTGTACTGGTGCCGCAGGGCATTGTAGGATAAGACTGTAGGCTCCGGGAACTTTTTCAAATCGTCCAGCTGTTCCTTCCACCGCTGCATCAGACGGGCTACCTCCTTCTCGGGCTTCTGGGCATACGAGTCAAAATACGTCATCCGCGGATGTTTCAGATGGTCGCGGAAATCGCAGAACGCAGCGATCCAGTGTTCGCCCGGCCCGTCGCTAGGATCCGTGTTGAACACGATACCTACACGGCGGTACCCCTTCTTGTGAAGTTCCGAAATCTTCATGCTGCAGAGGGAAGAGACTAGACACTTGCCCGTTTCGTTGTGCATATCAAAATCAATGGGGACAGATCCAGTGTAGTAGTAATCGGGGATGAGTTTCATGTATTCCCGCTGGGACACGTCAATGTCGTCGGACGAGAGCCACTCGGTTCCGTTGGACGCCCAGCTGTCGGGGGCCACGGGTTTCTTGACGAGGGCGTGGACAATACATTCCGGGGTTCCCGCCTTGCACGCATCCTTCATCCGCCGGGTAATTTCCTGCCACATATCGTCGCCAGCCTTGACCGGCTTTTCGTGCGGGTGTTCCTTATTGTATGCTAATCGCAGCTTCTCCACTTCCCGCGGGTCCATTATTCAAAACGGATAAGAAACTATACAGCTGGAAAAAGGCATACCCGGAATGAACACTGCCGTTGATCAGCGTGACCTTGTCAAGGCCGTTCGCAAGTACCGTGCCTACGATGACGAGCTGAAGGAGCTCAATGCCAAGATCCACAAGCTCCGTGAGAACAAGAAGTTTGTGGAGAACGAGATGAGCGACATTCTCCGCCGTGCCAATTTCCAGAACCTGCACAAGCTAGAGATCCAGGACGACGGGTCATACATCAAGATCCAGCGTCCCGACACGTGGAGCAAGCCGTGGTCTCTCTCCCAGAAGGAGCTCAAGGATCTTATCGCAAGTTTTGTGAACGGCGGTGCGACTGGAAATAAGCCTTGGCCCGCAGAGCTGTTTGATTGGATCGTTGAGCGTAAGAAGCAGGCTATGGTCTCAAAGGAGTTTGCGTTTAAGCGGTTGATGTCGGTAGATAACAATGACTTCGAAGGCGAGACTGATGGAGAAGGTGGGCGAGTGGGTGCTCACGGCAACGCATGAGGAGGAACTGCGGGCTCTCTTCCTGGAACTGGAAGACGTTCTACGGGAGAAGGGTTTACTGCGATCGGATTATACAAAGTATAAAACCCTCCACTTCGCCGAGTTCTGTGCGGACATTTACCGGAATACCCATGGATGACTTTTTGCGGGCACATACCCGTCATCTCCCCCAGTGCCAGCTCTACCAGGCCACCTGCCCCCTCTGCGAAATCATTGTGAGGGAACAGACTGATGCTTACGTCGGTATCCTGGAAACCCTTTTTCAGCCCATAGTCTCCCGATTCTGGAAACGCTGGGACGCAGAGGGAACACGCATTGCCAACAATACAGCTCCCGAGACGTTGACGGCCGACCTTGCGTTTTCCGCCCTGTGTCGCTGGGTCCAGCCGAAGTATAAGGATACTCAAGGACTAACACCCGACGAATTGAGGTTTCACCCCTACGTACAAAAAAAGGAGGGTAAGTAATAATACATAGAATGGAGACGTTTGCTACTGATACTGCACCGAATGGACCTCACCCCCCGCCGGCCACTGGCGGATGCGGGTGCACTGGCGGAGGACGTCGTCATCACCGCCGCCACACGAAGAAGGGTGGTGTGGGTATGATCGATGATGCCATCTTTGCCGTGGGAACTTCCTATGCCGCGGATAAGTTCGGACGCAAGAAGTCTATGGGTGGCCGTCGCCGTCGCCAGACCAAGAAGCGTGGAGGTGCGGGTGTGATTGACGATGCGATCGTGGCCGGATCCGCCCTGACCCTTGCCCACTACTTTGCCAAGAAGCGTGGCGGCCGCCACACGGCCAAGCACCTGCCTCGCCGTCTTACGAAGAAGACCCTGGTGTAAAAATAATGATCAGACTTTCTGATAAGAAGAAGACCATAATCTGCGTTTGTACAGCAGCAGTAGGTATTGCGATCGCAATTCCTATTGGAGTTGGAGTTTTGCCCGTGGCACTCTTTGCGGTGCCCGTTTTTCTGTTACTCGTTATCATGAGTCTTCCGTTCATTCCCGACAAGGATAGTATTTTTCGTTAAGCCAAGACTTCTACCGGCGGCAAGGGAAACCCGTTGAATTTGGAGGCTGTGACCCACGAATACGCTCCGATATTTTTGATTTCCAAGATGTCTGAATCGTCGATATCGTTCGGCAACCACACATCTTCCGCGATCTTGTCCGCCGAATCGCACGTGCGTCCAAAAATGGTGAACTGGTCGCAATTCGCCCACGGCTTGCGTGTGATGCAGTTAAATTCTGGTTTGAAGCCATCGAATAAGACCCCGGAGAATAGGCCATATACGGATTCGTTGACCGTTATACATTGTTTCCCGTTGGGAAGCCGTTTCTTGCCAATTACCGGGACCTGGAGCGTACAGCTTTCCTCGGCAAAGAACCTCCCCGGCTCGGCGATGACACGCTTGAACGGCAGATCCTTCGCCTGTTCGCGGATGTAGGGTGCCAGCCGGTCCCTGAAGAACTCGTCGTTTGCGGCTGAGCCCGAGAACCCTCCACCGATATCCAGGAGTTCGGGGGTGAATGCAGCGGGGGAGTGCTTGAACACATCCAAGAACCCCTTGACGGTCTCAATGGCCGACTGGTAAGCCGCCAGAGACGTGCAGTCGCTTCCCACGTGAAAGGCAAGGCCGTATGTATGAAACTGCGGCTCGCGATCGCAGAGTTCATGGGCATTTTTCAGGTGAAACCCGAACTTGCTGTTCAGAGGAATACGAGCACCTCCCTTGTCGTCTACGAAGATACGAAGAACTGGTTTGGTTGCGGGCTGTTCTTCCTTGATTTTGATTCCCTCTATCTTGCTGTCGAAGGTCATGTACGGAATGGCATGTTTCTTTACTTTGAACATTTCGTCGCGAGATTTACACGGGTTCGCATAAATCGTATCGCTTGGCTTGGCACCAATATCCAGGACGCGATGGACTTCATCCGCTGATGCACAATCAAACCCCGCCCCTCCCCGGTGGAGTTCGGCTAGGACTGCCTCTAGATTATTACACTTCACGGCATAGTGTGGACGAATGGATGGTAGGCACGAGGTCCAGAGGTCGAGGCGGCGCCGAATGGCGGGGAGGGACAGGATAAGTTTCGCCAGTGTTGCTATGATTGTAGAAAAGAGAAGAAATCTCTGTAACAGATTTTCGTATACCCGGCGTATATATACAAACCAACAGATGACGACTGCAGCGGTAGAATACTTCCCCTACAACCCCAAGAACTGCCCCTTGACTGCAGAAGATGTAAACCGCATCCTCTGCATTCCAGGATACCGGGTGAAGGATCTCTCGCTCTTCCAGAAGGCCATGATTCATACCACTTACGTCCGGCGATCGGAGTATACCACGCTCACCGGCGAGCCCAGCGTATTGGGACCATGCCCTCCCGGCGTGATGGATCTCCAGGACGAGTCGTATGAGCAACTAGAGTTCCGCGGCGATTCTATTTTGGGTGCAGTGGTGGCCAATTACCTGTGTGAACGGTTCCCCGGCGAGGCCCCGGGGTTCCTGACCAATACCCGCAAACTCATTGTGCGGAACAAGACGCTAGGGGAGCTGGCCCGGGACAAGCTCCGTCTAGACAAGTTCTTTGTGGTCTCCAAACACGTCGAGGAAATGGTTCCCGCCCACGGCCGTCAGAACATTGAGAAACTGGGCGATGTTCTGGAGGCTTTTATTGCGGCTCTCTGGATTGATTCGGGCATGAATTTCCAGATGGTCAATGATTTTGTCATTAACATGATTGAAACGCACCTGGATATTCCCCTGATGCTGCGTGAGGACGATAATTACAAGGACCGGATGCAGAAGTTCTGCCAGCAGAAGATGGGATTTACCCCTGTATACAAGATGATCCAGGACGGAGCCGCAGGGTTCACGATGGCCGTGTGCAAACCTGAAGGCGAGATTCTGGGTATGGGGAACTCCACGACCAAGAAACAGGCGGAACAGAATGCGTGCAGGAACGCACTCATGAAGATGAACCCTGAGTAGGTAAAAATAAAGAAATAAAGAAATATAGTAATGGATGCGAATGCCAAGGGTCTAGTCAACGCTGCAAGGTATGGAGACATCGCCAATGTGCGAAAGTATCTGGATTTGGGGACAAACGTTGATGTAGCAGATTACATGGGGCTTACGAGTTTGCAAATTGCTTGCGCCCGCGGTCATCTGGATGTTGTTCGCTTACTCCTCGACCGCGGTGCCAATATTGAGGCGGCAGGGGGGAGTGGGCAAACAAGTTTGATTTTAGCCAGCATAGAGGGACATCTTGATGTCATAAAGGAGCTCCTGGATCGCGGTGCCAACATCGAAGCGGCCGAGAATATGCATGGATGGAATAGTTTGATGCTTGCTAGCTCGAGGCGAAAACTCGACGTCGTGAAAGAACTTGTTGATCGCGGTGCGAACATCTTTGCACAAAATGTTGCTGGAGTGACGGCACGTAAAGTAGCAGAAAGGAATGGGATTTCAGAGGTCGCAGAATTCCTTCGTGAAAAGGAACGGTCTATTGGTCTCAGGGGATTGGGGGAGGCAGTTGTTAAGTACCAAAATCAACCGGACGATAAGGGTAAGAATGTTCCAACCGATGTACAGAAGAAGATTATGGGGTATATTGTTGGTGGTCGCAAAAAGAGGACCAAGCGTAAGATCGCACGCCGCAAGAAGCTGAAGCAGAAGGCAACTCGTAGGCGGTGAAGTATATATTTTTGACTGGATAGTGATAATGTACTGGCCCAGGCGTTACTTCAGCGGCCTCACCCGAAAACAGAACAAACAACGTAAAAGCACGGCCACTCGTCGTCGCAAGATGTCGTGGAAAGACCCCAAGGCATACGTTCCGTTCAAGACCGATCAGGGTGTCAAGACCCGAACATCCAAGTATGTTCGCGAATGGAAGAAGAAGTTTCCTGACGCCCACGGCCTCCAGTCATATTCCAAGGCTACTGGTGTCCCCCTGCCGATCGTGCGGGCATCGTACAATCGCGGAATGGCGGCGTGGCGAACAGGTCATCGCCCAGGGGCGACGCAGCAGCAGTGGGGGTATGCTCGTGCCGCCAGTATGCTGACGTGCGGCAAGACACATTATACCACCGACGCTGATTTGGTGCGGAAAGCCAAGAAGACCGCCAAAGCTCGTGCGTGGTTTAGAAAGACGTGTAAGAACTAAAACAAATGGGCTGGCATTACATCCTGGTCAATCATACTCGCAAGGTGATTGAGTATACGTCTCTTGTCAATGTTTGGCATACGATGAACCACTTCATTCGTGAACAGGGATGGGAAGCGGCGGATGATGTAGAGATGATCTATGAAGAGAATAACTGGGATCGGATCGCCAAACTCGTGGTCACCGATGGATACAAGAGCCCGTATGGTCCTATGAGCTTTGTCTATAACTAACGCAGAAGACGAGCGTGCGTGACCCGATAGGTCTTGCGGTGGTCTCGCTTCTTCTTGCCGTTGCGGCAGGTCTTGCCACGATTACACGAGCTGGCGTAGTATCCGTATCGCTGGTACGCCCCCGCAAACGTCGGCAGGATCTTCTCCGACCCAGTCGCCTCTGTCAATTTTTTCATGAGGGTATACACGCTCTTCATGACTGCCCGCTTGTTGCCGTAGTGGAAGGTATGTCCCTGGAAAATCTTGCGAAGGGAAT